GTATCCGAAATTCCGGGATCTGTCATTGCCACTTTTGAGGTCCCATACTTTGGACGCAAGTTGAATTACATGGGCGACCGAACGTTCGCTCCATTTACTGTCACTATCATCAACGACGAAAACTTTGCCATTCGCCGCGCACTTGAAGAGTGGATGGACCGGATGTCCGGTCATACGTCCGCGACTTCACAGTTCACGCAGGGGATTCAGGGGGATGGTGGATTCACCACAGACGCGACGGTAACGCAGTTCGGCCGCGAAGGCAATCGGTTGCGTGCGTATAAATTCATCGGCGCGTTCCCAACCGACCTTGGAACGATTGCATTGGACTGGAATACCACGTCTGAAGTTGAAACCTATACCTGTCAGTTTGCCTATCAGTGGTGGGAAGTTGAAGGACAAATTCCGACTCGCGATAACCCGACAGTCAGCATTGATGTCGGTGTCGGCGTTAACGTCTAATCTGTATATGTTTTCAGAGGGGCGCCTATAATGGTGCCCCTCAGAAAGTGAAATCATGCCTCGTCTTTTCGGCTTCGAGTTCAACTTTAATCAAAAGTCATCGGCGCCTACTGCGTCGTTACTGAAACCGACCTCGAACGCAATCAGTTTCGTTCCTCCCGATAATCAAGACGGCGCCTTAAATATTCAATATGGTTCCGCCGGTGGTTACTTCGGCTATTATCTGGACCTCGATGGTGCGGTTATTGATGATCCCCAACTCATCAATCGCTATCGAGAAATGCAGATTGTGGCGGAGGTCGATGAAGCCATAGACCAGATCATCAACGAAATTGTGGTGCAGGATGCTGAACGGATGCCTGTCGCATTGAATCTGGACTATGTGGATCTCGGGGAAGAACTCGAAACCCGCATTCAGTCCGAATTCGCGAACCTTCTCAAAATGCTCAACTTCCATCGCGATGCATATAGCCTTGTGCGGCAATGGTATGTAGACGGTCGTATTTATTTTCATTGTGTGGCGGATGAATCGGATCCGAAGGCGGGTATTCAGGAATTGCGACTCGTTGATCCGCGCACCATTCGCAAGGTACGTGAGGTCGCCCGTAAACGCCATCAGGAAGGGCAGTTTGACATTGTTGAAGTTGTTCGGGAGTACTATGTGTACAACCCGATGGGCTTTGTTGCTCCAACCAACCTCTCAGGGTCAGCGAACACCCCTACAGCGGCCATGCTAAACTATAACGGTATTCGTATCACCACGGATGCTGTTGCGTTCTGCCCGTCAGGACTCTACGACGTAAACAAGCGGACAGTGCTTTCATGGCTCCATAAAGCCATCAAGCCACTGAACCTGCTTCGCATGATCGAAGATTCCGTCGTCATCTATCGTGTTGCGCGGGCGCCCGAGCGCCGTGTGTTCTACATTGATGTGGGTAACCTTCCCAAGCAAAAGGCAGAACAGTATCTCTACGACATCATGCAGCGGTATCGGAATAAGCTCGTCTATGATGTTGGTACCGGTGAGATTCGCGACGACCGCAAGTTCATGTCAGTGCTTGAAGACTTCTGGCTGCCTCGACGTGAAGGGGGTAAGTCAACCCAGATTGAGACATTGCCCGGTGGTCAGAACCTCGGGCAGATGGAAGACGTGGATTACTTCCGCAAGAAGCTTTATCGTGCGCTTGGGTTGCCTCCCACACGAACAGAAGCAGGGCAGGGTTTCCAGATTGGTCGCGCCACGGAAATTACCCGTGACGAACTGCGATTCACCAAATTTATTCACCGGCTGCAAGTCCAGTTAAGTCATCTGTTCGATCAGTTGCTTGAAAAGCAATTGCGAATGAAGAATGTGATGACGGAGGCGGAGTGGTATAAAATCAAGGACAGAATTCGCTATAACTGGCAGCAAGACTCCTACTTCGAAGAACTGAAGATGAACGAAATTCTCACGGCTCGTATGAATCTTGCTACGCAGATGGAACCATTTATCGGGAAGTATTTCTCGAATCAGTATATCCAACGTGAAGTTTTGAAGCTCTCTGATATGGATTTATCGAATATGCAAGCCGACATGGCTGACGAATCGTCGGAAGCCTCAACATTTGACATTGAAGCAGATGCCACGTTGCGCGACACCGATAATCGCGAGACTAACACTAACCCTTCAGTGGAACCTTCTGGTGACGTGGCTTCGTCACGGAAGAAATCCACAATAGACTAAATAGTGTAAAGATATGCCGATTACAGCCGACACCGCAGTTACTCAGATTCTTATTGACAATCCAACGCGAGTTGTCGGGAAATTTTTATATTACTCCCTTAGTGGTACACCACACGCTGACGTTATGAAAGTGAATGTCGCCGCACTGTCCTATGGTGTTCACAAAGTTGTGCTTACTAGTCGAAACGTCGAGGTTTTACGCGGTGCAGTAATGGTGGGTACATCCAGCAGCGCCAGTTCCATTGTCGTTGACTGGTTAGCTTCGTCTAACACTGTAGTGGTGGGTGAGTTGACTGGTGCTACGTCATATACCAATGGTGAGACATTGACCTTTACGGGTGGAGGCGCGGATACTGCTGTGACGGCGACTGCTAATGCGGCGACTGCATTTACTACGCCCGACCGTAACCTCGATATCACTAGTGTGTGGTACTCCGTCAGTCCCACGATGGTTGTGGAGCTTGGATTTGCCTCCTCGACTGGAGCCGCAAATACGACATCGTTGATATTATCGGGATCTGGATACTTCGGTAAGAACGCCCTGCCGTTACAGCTTGATAATCCGACGCTCACTGCTCCTACTGGGAACTTTTTTATTGGCGCGCCAGTCGTGCCAGCCAAGACGGCGTACAGCATCATCGTTGAGTTCCGCAAGACCGAAGGTTTTGCTGATGTCCAATAATTCCAGTTACTAGAGGTCACCCATGAATTCATTTACACAACTTGTCCAGCACGTAAAGAACGCCGATTGGTCTGGTGCGAATCAGGTCTTCTCAGAAATCATGCAGCAGAAGACCGCAGACAGAATCGAAGTTGAGAAGAAGACGATATTCAAGGAAGGTAAAGGCAAGCTAGGGCCCGGTGGATACGGCGCGCCAGGTGAGGACGATGGTGGTGTCAGGGAAGATGCGGAAAGTGGCTCGGACGGTTACAAAGCCTACTTCAAGTCTATGATGAAGAAGCACGGGTATGACTCTCCCGCCGATATTCCAGCCGACAAGAAAGACGACTTCTTTAACGCAGTCGATAAGGGCTACAAAGCTAAGAACGAAGCTGTCGATGATGACGATGACGGAGCAGCAATACGTCGCTCTGCGGAGGGACGGTAACCAGCAGCCGCACGTCATGAATTCATTTACACAACTTGTCCAGCACGTAAAGAACGCCGATTGGTCTGGTGCGAATCAGATCTTCTCGGAGATCATGCAGCAGAAGACTGCGGATAGAATCGAAGTTGAGAAGCAGACGGTGTTCAAGGAAGGTAAAAGCGTTGAGCGGATCATGCGGGATATAGGCAGCCATGACGCTGCACACAGCGGATGGTCTCCCGACCGCGTCGCGGATGAGGTTTATAAAGAGCTAACTGGTAACCGCAATAAGAACCGCCAAAGAAGACTGCCGCCCGCAGCCGTCGTTAATAGTGCGATAAAAGATTTCTTAAAGAGCGGTGAGCGGCCGGCGGCTCACGGTAGATCAGCATGGCGTCGTGCTGGCCAGGTGCTGGACAAGGCCACCAAGGCAGGCATCAAATGGAATCAGAGGTTACTTAAACCGGCAGACCGGCGCCAATTGGAACTGAAACTCAGGTAGGTAATCCATGAAACTAATAGCAGAGTTTGTTTCTCCCCGCGACGTTAAGCCCATCGTTGAATCAACGGACCACGGCAAGACTTACCATATTGAAGGTGTCTTCCTTCAGTCCGAGATAAAGAACCGTAATGGGCGCATCTATCCACAAGCTGTGTTAGAGCGGGAGGTCGCTCGATACAACGAGGAATACGTCTCGCAGAACCGTGCGCTGGGCGAGCTTGGGCACCCCGACTCTCCTCATATCAATCTTGATCGCGTCTCTCACATGATCACCAATCTTACGATGGACGGCACGAACTTCATAGGTCGTGCCAAGATCATGGACACGCCATATGGCAAGATTGTGAAGTCTTTTATTGATGAGGATGTCAAGTTTGGTGTGTCTTCGCGTGGCGTCGGTTCGTTGCTGGATGATAACGACGAGAGTGGGTCAGTTGTCGGTGAGGACTTCTATCTCTCCACGGCCGCAGACATCGTTGCAGATCCGAGCGCGCCAGACGCCTTTGTCAGTGGGTTGCGTGAAAGTAAGGAATGGATCTGGACTAACGGTGTGCTATCGCACGAACAAATGTACGCCCTCGACAGACAAATCTCTATGGCACCTGTCAAAAGCGGATCGGACAGTCGCAAGCTCACTACGAAAGTGTTTGAATCGTTTCTTCGAGAATTGAAAATCGGAACGAGGATCACATAACGCAGCGTAGCTTAATACGTCTCGACGAACAACTTCCCCTTCGCTAACACATCTACAAACCCCGTATCGATACGACGGAACGCATAGAAGTATGTGCGTTCCGTTAGGGCCGTGGTCTGTGCGGCGGTTAGATCTACATCCCACACGCCAAAATCACTCGCACTAGATACGTTCGCTGATATCCCACCATTGATGGTCGCAATGACCGACCCACCACGCGTCGTGCGAAGTTCAAATCGAACATTCCAATCAGACAACG